CCTTGTTCCTTTATCGTAGCTTGTGGACTAGTGATGCGCTCATAAGTTTCGTCATCGAGGAGCAGTAACCAACGCTCTAAGCGATCTTGGTCACTTAGTGTCGGCCTCAGAGGGTCGTACTGACTGGGAGTCAAAGGAGGCAAGGTGCTTTGAAGAACACGAAACTCGTGTCGCTGTCTCATCTCCCGCACGCGATCCCAAAGCTGAGCGAAACCAAGCCGAGCTGTGACGCTCACACTCTCCTCTCACCGTCCACAGGAGCTCGTCATCCTCTGTGAGCCATTGGTTCAACCAGTCAGGTATCTCTCTGACTTGCACGCTGACGAGCGCGAGCGCAGAACAACGGAGACGAGCGTACTCTGACAGATGGTCCCAATGTGCTCCTGAGAGCACAGCGGTCCTCCGATCAATTAAGATACGCTCATCGCCATTAGGGACCCTAGACACAAGGACCGCTTGATACTTAGCCCCTGTCGGGGCGAGGTAGTTTAGTGTGAGCGTGATCTCGCGAGGGACAAGCGTGACCTGCTCCTCTGTCTGCTCTACCTCTGTCTGTGTATCATCTTGTCCTAGTGTTCTAAGGTCCATTTACTTAGCCTCGCTCGTCATAGATCCTGCGGGCTTGGAAGCTGGCGTTCACACTTACCACAGAGCCCGCCTGTACGGTCCAGTTACGGCTCTCAGCTCTACAGCCTTCGATGCGCCATACTGGGAAGTCACCTACTTGGTCATAGACCTCGATGGTGATCTCTGCAAAGTTTAACACCTCAAGTGTTCCACCTTGTGGGATCATACCTAAATCTTTGAGCGATTCTCCGCTGATACGAACAAAGCCAGCCTGTACACTGACAGAGCGACCTACAGGCACGATCTCCTTAGAGTCAATGTCACCAAGGACATCGACGCGCTGGAGAGCGATGTTCTCTGTCGCTGAGATATTCGATGCGTACCCGATCTCGGTGCCGTCTACGATCAATTTTGCGCGTGGTGCGCTGAGTACGTTAGCCATTGGTCTGCTCCTTAGAACCTAGCGACAGATGCTGTGATACGGATGAAGTTAATTGGCTCGACTGACGCGACGGTGTAATTCACGTTCAGCGTGTCACCAAGGTCCTCAAGAACAACGTCCTTAAATGCTTTGATCACACCATCGAGCACCTGACGGTTCAATCGTGCTTCAACGATGCTCTTGATGCGGTTGGCGGTCATTGAACGGTTGGCGTCACCAATGTAGATGTCGAGCGCACCACGAAGGTCCCTCACGCTGGCATTGATGCTCTCGTTAGCGCTGACCTCGCTGTAGATAGGGTTGTCGTCCTTCAGCCACGTAGTGACTGAGCGCTCGACCCTCCAGCCGAACGGCCCGAAGCATAGTGAGCAGACACCCTTTTGAATCGCCTCACCTGCGTCCTTATTGCCGTCCCATTGACCAAGCACATCGACAACGTCAGGGTACTTACGGGTGAGAGGGGTCGCGACGGGTGTCCCTGCTTGCATACAGGCGAGCATAAGCGCGAGCCACATTGGGTCACGGGTCACAGTCTTGCCGAGCGGGTCAACGAGCTTGACCGACTGACCAACGAGCGCCATGTTACGGTCATTCATCTTCGAGCTCTTAGCACGAGTGTGTAACTGGTCTAGTGTCTCGTTTGCGTCTGCACCGAGCCAAGCGTTACGCTCGCGACCTGCGACAGCAGAGTTACGCAGGTGCTTCTTGATCTCACCATGTACGTCCTCGTCACCGCTCCAAGGGACGATGATCTGAATGTCAGAGCTCTCGATGTTAGTGAGCGCCGTTGTCCAGTTTGAGAGGTTCGCTGAAGAAGAAGATCCACCGGACAGCATCGCTGTGATCGAGCCTGAAGAGGACTGCGCCACAGAGCGAATACCGTTCGTCGCACGCTCAGCGCTCACTAGGTTCGAGCTAGATAGCGCACCGATGATCTCTGTGAGGTCACACCGGACAATCGCCGAGCCATTCCCGACAGAGATGTCGCTGTCAGAGAACGCATCAAAGGCGTCAGGGTCATAGTCTTTACCTGCGGTGTACACAGCGGATACGTTAGGGAACTGATCCACAGCCTCGATCATCTCTGAGAGGGTGTTGAAGTCCGCAGGGTCAAGTGTCTTAGACCCTGACACGATCAGCTCACCGGTGTAGAGTGCATCCGTCGAGTTTGCCACGATGCTCGATACGCTACCGAAAGCAGATGTAGTCTGATCTGCGCTGTCTCCAGCAGAGAATGTGTACGATGCGGTGAGCGCAAGTCCGCTAAGGTCCTCACCAATCACCGTGACAACCACGTCGGCTGTGTGCCCTGTACTACCGAGAGACAGCGTAAGCTCGCTATCGACAACGATGTCAGATACATCGAACGTGACAGCGCCGTTGCTCATAGCCTCTTCTTGTGTCCAGCTATAGATGATCCCCTCGATGCGGTTACCTTCAATGCTTGATACATCGAGCAAGTTACCCTCGTAGCTGATTGAAGCAACGTCATCGCTCTCAATGCCCTCGAACACCTCAGAGACACCGTCGCGAATGACTGTGATGTTCACTTGGTCTGTGTTCGTGTTCTCAATGGTGACCTGTGTGCGGTTACCCTTAGCGCCCCACACCTTGCTCTTGAGGATAAGCGCTGGGGCTGATGGGGCACCTGCGTCATCAATGCTGAGCTGAGCCTGTGTGGTAGGTGCCACATTGAGCATCGTGAGGGTGTTCGCTCCTGCTGGAACACGCTCATCGAGAGAAGGAGCGAAGGCCACCTTTCCAATGTGCGCGAGCTCGCGGTCACTATGGTCGTACCGCACTAAGCTCTGTGCGCTAGTGAAGGTGAGCGCCTCATTCTGCTCGAATGACGGGAAGTAACCGACGAGACAGACGTTACCGGTGCTCGCCTCTTGTCCACCGAGCGCAGATGCGTCAATCTCTGCGTACACCGCAGGACGGTAGACCTTTAAGCCGTTGAGATTCAATGAACTAGGCATAAATGCTCCTAATTGTTCGATGGGACAGAAGGTGTGACACCGCCCTGTATTCCTTCGTCGGTCGTGTATGTGTCACTTAATACTAGCACATTATCAAGTGAGTATGTCGATACGTCTCCGTATTCAGCGTTCGGCGGGATAGAGATTTGTACTTGGTATTCGCCTCTCACTCGCTGGCGCTTTACATAGATACCTAGCTCCTCGCTCGCGAGCTCCTCTTCGGGAGTCAGCGGGTCAGAGCCGTCGTATCGGAACACATGATACCCTGCTCGGTGCATCGGCCTTCTCGCGAGCGCAAGAGACGCTCTACATAGCACATGATACACACGCGCCATATCGGGGGAGCGAGCGAACAGCGCTAATTCCACCGACTCGGCGATCATATACGTGTCGAGCGCCCTACCCTCGTCATCTGTTCCACCGTACTCTGACAGTAACTCTTGAGTCACCGTCTCAGACTGGGGGATGACTGTGACCAACGGCGCTTGTGCCGTACCTTGTGCGTGGCGTGAGCGCACCGAAGGGTAATGGTCACCGCTAAAGTCATTGAACCATGCAGTCAATGTAGAAGGGCCAACGCCGACAAACAGTCGATTAAACTCTGTCTCGCGCTCTTTGTAGTATTTTAGTCCGGCGTTGATCGCTTGGATGACATGAAGATCAAGAATCATTGGTACACCTGTTGGATAAGAGCAGGGAGACGCTGAGCGACCTTATCAATGTACCTACGCGCTGTCACGCCCTTAGACATCCAAGGCTTACCGTTCATAGAAGCACGCCTCCATGTACGGTAGCCCGATGTCTGTGCGACCATCTGAGGGCCACTCTTCCCTTTTCTCATCGAGTACCCTGACACTAGACGCACCATACCCGCTAGTGGGTCAGATGCGTGGTGAGGCTGAAGCTTAGCTACGGTGTTCTTAGGGAACCTACCGCCCCAGCTTGTCCCTTGTGGCGTAGTGATCGTAGGCTTCAGGCGTGACGCTCTGCGGTAGGCTCTTGCTCCCCCCATCTTCGTGATACTCTCTTTAGTGTGATCGAACGGCACGTTGAGGTACAGCGCCCCACTCTTACTGGTGCGTATGTTGCGCGTAGACGCACGCAGTAAGAACATACGGACATCATACGGACCACTAGAGCCAATGCCACTCGGACCCATGCCCTGCTCTACAATGTGAGCCAAGATCGACGTGGAGGGTGACGCAGGGAGCCCACAAATGAACCCCTTCGGCGTGACGTTCCTAATCTGTAAGCTGTTCATGTACGCCTGTCGAGTCTTACTCAGACCTCGGCGTGCATGGGAGCTCCACTCCGCAAGTGTCAATTCAGCGAGCGTCTGTACACGAAGGAGCGCCGTGTCTTGAGACAGCCCTAAGTTATTTACGAGCTGGCTCATCTGTACTTGTAGATTAGCCATGATCGTACCCCATAAACTCAAGCGAACAATGTGCTTGGATAGGGAGCATTAACGCGCTCTCTGTCGGCGCTTTGCGCTTAGTTACCGAGTCACGGTGCGTGTGAGGGCGCTCTGCCACATAGTACCGTGGACGTGCATAGTATGTGATGCTGTACCTAGCGCTCTCTACAGGCGCTGTACCTAGTGAGTCACCGAGCGTAAAATCAATTTTACCATCACTCGTAACGGTAAAGTCTGCGCCCTCAACGAGCACGTCCGCTTCTGTGCTTAATCCATCGAGCCCTGCTCGCTGGAGCCTAGTTACGCTGAGGCTTGTCTCCCCACCACTTAGGTCCAATGTCCTCGCCTGAACAGGGTAGCGAAGCGCCTCTATTGTGTTTGCGGTACGCACCTTCGTCTCACGGAACACCATCACGCTGTTTAGCACCGTGAAGCGGTCCCCATATGCAGGTAAGTGCTCAGGTAATAAGCTTACGCTGACCATGCCCCTTGCATACTCGCCATACATCGAGAACAGGTCAGTCTTACTGCTCCCACCTGTAACAACCGCTCTGATCTCTTGCTCTGAGTGCCAGTAGTACCCTTTACCGTCACACAGCGTGCAATCGACCCTCGCTTCACCGGTCGTGGTTGTCGTTGTCTCGATTAAACCCACGTCCCAGTTAGACGAAGGCTGAGAACAAGGGCACTCCGCACATTGTTCCCACGTTAAATCGACCCCCTTCGCAAACACCATCTTGCGATACTCCTCCATGTCGAAGTCAACACGGGGGCGAATCTTTACGGGTCTGCGGGAAGGGAGCTGAGTCATTATACCACTCCGAACTGAGTCATCGTATACTGCGATTTAAGCGCCTTGATGACCTTCTCGTACTCTTTGCCGAGGTCGTGCGCCCTAGCGCTGTAGCCGTTATACATCGCAGAGCTCGTGGTGTCGATGCTCTGCGATAACCCGTCTACGCTAAGAGACTGGCTCGCGATACCTGCACCGAGGATCAGGTCACCAGCAACGTGGAGCAGTAACAGCGTAGCACCCTTGATCCCAATAGCGTGCTTGAGGTCCGCAGGGAGTGTATCTGCCGTCCATGTCACCTCTGTGTTGGAAGGGAAAGCGGTGGGTACGGTGAGCGTAAAACCCTCTTGTCCCTTTGATGTCACACGCGCTGAGGCGAGGTTCGTAGTCACGTTGTACTTGAGCAAGATCCTTGGATCTAAGTCGATACGCACCGACCTCTCTCCCGCAGGGAGTACCGCTGTACCTTCCCTTGTCTCAAAGCCCGCTGTGTAGTCGATCTCGAAGTAGCTAGGGATATACTCACGGTCCTCATAGATCCCATAGCCACCCATCAACGGGACACCTGCGGTGAAGAAGTAGCTACCAAGCGACTCCTGTGACGGGATCAAATTGAACTGACCATGCGTGTTCGATGTGAATCGAGCCCAGCTCGTTGGAATATCGACCCCATCATACGAGCCAAACTTGATCCGCATCGCGTCGATTCGCTGGACGGGCCTGTTGTCGAGTCTAAAGGGCCAGTAAGAGAACCGATTCTGTCTCTCAGCGTCGTGTCCCTCTTGCGTCACCGTAAACGGCTCAATACAGACACCGAGGTCGCTCTCAACGTGCCTGATCGACGCTTGGATCGACTGCTCGAAGATCACGTCAGGGAAGGGTGACCCGTCGTCTAACGTCAGGTCGATCCCCAGTAAGAACGTGTCTTTGAGCCATTGATGCGTGATCTGATCATAAATACCACCGCTCATCGGCACGTTCTCCTGTTATTTTGTCGCAGATTTGCGCGTCACGCGCCTCCGCTTCGGTTTTGCCTCATCAGACACAACAGCGTCCTCTGAGACTGTGTCCTGTGTGACGGGTTCTTGTGCCTTGATCGGCGAGAACCCAGTCACGTTCCCGTAGCGCCGTAGGACAGCCAGCGCATACTCGGACGGTGACACCACGACACCCTGCTCATCGAGCTCGATATGACCGTTACCGATCTGAATCTTGCATGATTTCAGCGTGTCGTGTTGCCACATTCGTCAGACTCCTTATGGGTTGCTTGGGCTAGGGAAGCGCGAGTCAACCATACCGCTCGTGTCGGTGACACCAGCGTTCTGAAGGACCCACATCTTGCTTGGGACCTTGACGATAGGTGACCCGAAGAGCATGAGGAGGAAGGGCTTCGACGTAGCGACCTCGGCGAGAGGACGGCGGAAGAAGTCGAGGAGGCGAGCGAACTCAAGAACGTCAGGGTCGTGCTGGACGAACACGATCTTTGAGCAGTTAGGACGGACTGCGTTGCTATCAACGAAGGTGGTC